ACAGTCATTGTTGGGCTAGAACCACCAACATCGTAGTACAGACGAACATAACGCTCATTCGTATCTGGTAGACCCAGTACTAACGTATCACCAACGGCTGCTGCCGCTATAGAGCGAGATGTTAGTATAGTGCTTGCAGAGCTGAATGAAGAGTTGTCATCTGTTTGAACTTGAACCGCTAGAGTTGGCGAAGAGCCACCCATAGCAACATCAAAGTTCAACGCGATTTTCATTTCTTCGCCAGGGCCAATATCACGATCTGAACCCAGGTCGATAATATTAGTCGAAGCCGCGTCAGCCGTTACAGACTGAGCATCAGAAAATTGAAGATTGTAATCAATAATCATTTTTAGTCTCCTATGTTATCCTTAGCTTATTGTGGCTTCGGTGTTTAAAATAGCGTCATTACGTCTGAACGGAATTCCGTCAAAAGACATTACGCGCTTCCCAGCTACTTCGTCCATAGAAAGACGTACATTACTAGTGTTAGTAATTTGGCGTCTTAGGATAGATGAGATAGTACGGTTGCCGTAGAAAACACAACGTCCTAGGTTTACATTAGGAAGTTTCTCTACTGCTTGTACCATTAGATCAACTAATGCAGCTGATGATCCTGAAGCATCTTTGGTCAGGTTAGACACATCGATGTTCGGAATACGAACCACATAACGCCAATCTCTTAATGACATACCGATGTCCCACTTGTAGTGAGTACGGTATCCCTGGTACTTACCATTTGCTGCATCCTCTAAAGTAACTTCACCAAGGTCTGCGTGCTTTAGACCAGCTTGTGAACCTTTAGGGTAGATACCATGACAAGTGTTAGGCCCCCAGCACACCAACCAAATGGATGTGTTGTCAGAACCTGAACCACCACCAACGATGATGTTGTCTCCACTTTCCGCAGATAGTGAGTTGTAACGTGGAGCTAATCCCATGAATTTTTCAGGGTCAGTTCCAGTATCACCGTAGAACAATGTGTTAGCCATTGTTTGGTTCATGGACTCTAGGAATGCTCTGTCCTCAGATAGACGGAAAGAAGCGGTGTTGCCGTTAAGGTCAGCTAGCGCCTTATCAACTTCAGCATACGCCTCAAGCATACCAGCTGTATCAGTAATCTGTACAGTTGTACTCTTTGAAGGTTGTACACCATAGTTGAGCTTACGCCAAGTTGAACTTGGTAGTCCTGATCGGACTGTTGTTTTATGACCAGTTGGAAGATTACCTTCGAGGAACGTCATATCATCTAAGACTTCATTGGTCTCAGATAACAATTCCACAATAGTATCAATCTTACCATCTGCATCATACCTCTTTGCCACATCGGCCAAAGTAGGGTTTGTAGTTGATAATACTGCCATTTAGATTTCTCCTGTTATATAGCGGTTATATTAATTTTGCATTGATGGATAAAGGACAGCTTCGCGAGTTAGGTTACTAGTTGAAGAACCTCCAACAATAACACTATCCTCGCTGATCGCCTTACCGACACGATTCAAGAACCGTATCATTTCAGGATGGTTACCCAATCCAGAGCTATCAAGCATTTCATTAAACTCGGATGTTCCAAACGAATCACGCGCCTTAACTGCTACTGAGATACTCTCATCGAATTTCTCACCACCATATTCAGCGTCACTCTTCGCTTCGTCCACCCAGGATTTCTGCTGTTCTACCCATTGATTCATTTCGGCTTGTTTCATTTGTGCCACCATGTCCACACCGCGTTGAGCTTGTTCTTGTGTTAAGTTATTCTCTTTCGCAAAAGTGTGATACTCCTCTAGGGTATCGTTGTTCATATCAAAGTCATCAGGCAAGTCGAATACTTCATATGACTCAGGAGCGCTCGCTACCTCAGTCTCTTCTTGTCCCTCTTCTTTAACAGCATCACTCTCCGTTGACTCTGTTGGCTGTGAAGCCTCCGTTGTCTCAGGTGAGCTATCTGTCTGCTGTACATTACCATCCTCTTCGGTGTTGGCTGTAAGCAAAGTTTCTGTATCTTCAGACATCTTTAGCTCCTTGTTTATTGTTTTCTTTTATCATCAACAAATACATATCTGCATCTGATGACAACACTTCATCCACAAGCCATAGGCCAATATTCCTAGCGCCTTCGTTAAAGAAAGTCGTACTATTCCCTGTGAAACTGGTGCGATACATTCCTGTTTGTTCCAGGAGCCTCCAGACCACTCGTCTACCCCATTGCTTTTGCAAGAGTAAACGAACATCTGCGAGTTCAGTATCGCGAATATTTTTATCTTTCTGTTTCGCACTCTTGACGCTTTTCTCGTCTGAGGCGTTAAATTCAGTTTTCATTTGTATTATTTTTATTTCATATCTGCACTATCTCATAGTTTCTGCAAGTTATCTTTTGTTCTCTTCTTTCGACTCCTCTAAAGAGACATGGTTGAACCCACATTTTTGTAAAAACTCTAAGGTAATAATCATTGAAACATGATGAATTCTTTCTCTTTGATTAGGTTCTGATCCTTGTAAATGAGAAACCGCATCAATTGCCTCATCAATTTGTGCAACGATCATTACTGG